ATTCCGTCAACTTCATAAGTGACTTTAATCTTCGGTAATATTGTTATTGTCGGGGTGTTGTCTGTCGCGTTAACTACTATCATATTGTAATAACGAACAAATTCGTAATTTTTGCAATCTGTTCGATAAATTGTACAAAATAATGTACAAAAAAAGGGTGACTAATTAAAGCCACCCGATTATTATTAATAAAATCCTATTTTCTTATGGATTTATTTGCGATGCTGATACCGTGATACCCGTTGTTGCAAGATCGTTTAGCAAAAAGTTTGCCGGTACCAATTCTTGTGCTAACAAGGTTAAAGTATAACCACTTAGGTCACCCATTCCGGCCCCGGTCACAATCGTACCACCATTCACATCTGATCCGTGCTCTAAACCGCTTAAAAACAGATTTCCGTTGTTATCCTCAACAATTACGTGCGGACGGGCTACTGCGATTAATGCAATTTCATCGTGTGTTTCTTTGTCAAGTTTTTTAAACGTAAGATTTAGTGTTTGATCGTAAAATGTCGTTCCGTTTTCTCTTGAAGAATTAATTGTCTGTTCAAAAGAAGAAGTACCTTTTAGATCGTATTTGTAAGCCGTCGGTGTACCGGCGACCGTGTCAATTTCAGCCGAGGTTGATGCGTTTACATAATCAATAGTACCTAATGTACCATAGTCAATAAAGTAAACTGCCTTAAGGCCCCCAACCGCTTTTTTACAAGGCTCTATTCTGCCCGAAGTAAGTAAACAACTCATAGTTTTTCTATTTTTTTAAACAAAAAAGGGTAGGTTATTTTACCCACCCCGTCTTGCTAATTATTATTAATTTTTATGCTCCGTAATAAACTATGTCAGAAGCCACGCCGTATTGTACTCCGGCCGTATAACGCATTACAAATCTCACGTTCTTACTCCCGTCAATGTCAGCCATATCAATAATTTTGATTTCATTATGATCTGAAAGAAGACCGGTTCCGAAATATAAATTTGATTTTTGAGAAGCGACCATTCTGTCGTCTGCTAACCCGTGTGCCGTTACCAAAGTAACCCCATCATAAGATAAAGATCCTCCGTTTTGATACCACATTGTTCCTTGTGTATTAACACCGGAATTGTTTTCTCCGTTTAGGAAAGATCCAAATCCACCTAATGCACGAACATAAGCACGGGCAACGTTTTGAGAGATATAAATTTGCATATCTTCTTTGCCGTATAAGGCGCTTGGTATAGCGTCTACCACCTTGCCAAGTTCTGCAATTACATTCGATGCAGTCACAGAAGCCGGTGCAATTACTTGACCACCGTCTGTTGCAAATTGTGCATCAGCAAATAAAGTTGAAAATCCGTCAAATGTTCCGGCCCCGGCCGATCCACTCCAAATATTTTGTTCAACCGCTTGGGCAACATCAGCCCCTACTCTTGCGATAAAGAAATCTGAAAATTTAGGTGGTAAGCTATCGTGAGCGCTAAAACCCATACTTTCTGCTTCCCAATCCGATTGGAATGGTGTTTTACAAAGTTCAAGATTTACTTGCAATTCTTTAGGATCTAAAATTCTTTCTGTTAAATCAACCGATCCCGTTGGTGTAAAGTCACAAGAAGCGTTTGCGATCGCTGACGTATAATCAACTTTCTTGATAACCTCTTTGTCTTTTACATTCGGCTTGATTGATACCAATCCTTGTGATAAAGTAGCCCCGGAAAGTAATGCACTTCCGATGTACTCACCGGCAAATTCCCCGGCGTATGTAGTTGTAATGTTTGTTGTAGTTGCCATAACTAATTTCTATTTATTATTTAATTTTTAATTTTTGATATTTTCTCCAATACAAGATCGAAAGTTGTTTTTTTGCGATTTTGAGCAAATTTAAAATTTCTTGTTTTTTCTGTTGAAGCTTCCGGGTTGTGTTTAATTGGTGCTGACGCCGGTTTGCTTAATTCTGCTTTTAACTCGGCCGTTTCGCTACTCAATTCTTCTTCAACTTCTTCTTCTTTAACTTCTTCTTCAACTTTTTCTTCTTCATCTTCCGGGCGTAAATCGTCGATCATTTTTTTGATCTCTTGTAAAGCCATTTCAAATTCATCACGGCTAACATAACCCATTTCTTTTTCTTCTTCTTCGGTTTCAACTTCTTCTTCCGTTTCTTCTGAAACTTCTTCTAAGGAAGCAATTACGCCGTCTTTTTCTACTGAAAGTGTAAACCCGTTTTCCATTTTATAGGATCCGATAGGTAAAGCCACTTTTTCGTCGTCTGTAACAATAAAGACCGGTTGATCGGCTTCAAACTTATCAGCTTCTAAAATTGTGCCGTTTTCTAATTTCATTTGTTCTAATTTAGTGTCCAATCCTAACAAAGTTCGGACTGAATTTAAAGTATCAGTTGCACTCATAATTTAATTTTTATATTTAACGAATTATTTATTTGATTTTGCGTTTAAGCGTTTTATAGTTTAGTCACAGTTATTTTTGCCGAGGTTGATTGATTGCTCGGCCCGTTAGTTATCGGATTACCTATTTCAAAATTATACAAACCGCCTTGGGTTTCACCGGGGCCGGTTGATAAGGCGCTATCTCTTGTCATTAATAGTTGCCAATTTTCGGGCGTTGGTTCTTGAAAATCGTTTCGTTGTATTCTATGCACGTAACTAAATTCTAACGTATCCATTGATTGAAAATTTGGTAAATTAATAGCATAGACATTACCAATACCTCGGCTACCTTGTATTCCTAAACCGGGGCCACCTACTCTCATTACTACTCCGATTACCGTATTACCTCCTTGCCCTCCGGTACCTTGTCTTGATAATTGTAATTTAATATCGATACGATAATAACCTATTTTAGTAAGTTCTAAATCACCCGTTGGTTTTAAAACGGCGCCAACATCAGCGTCGCCAACATCATTAGGATTACCAAAGGTAATTTGTTGCCAATCATCGCTATTAGCAACAATTTCTTGATCTGTATAATTTCCATAATTAATTATATTAGGCCTTGGTATATCATTTACTGATATTTTACTTGTAACCCCGTTTTGTACGATAGGAATTACATCTGTTTCTGTTGTCGAGGTAACCCCGGGTAATTTTGATATTGGTAAACTCATTATAAAAATATTAGATTAAATTCTTCTGTTGTTAAAGGCGTTAAATCTTCTTGCAACAAATATGGTGGGCTATAAATATTCCCGATCCCTTGGGCTTGTAACGATCCGTCGCAACAATCCACGTGGTATGTATTATTTTCACACAAACAACCTCGTCGGCCGTTCCTTGGGCTTGTTCTACTCGGCGTTTTAAAGTTTTCGTAAGCCATTATTTCAATAAATCTTTAAGTTCATTAATAAGGCCCTTTGATAATTGTTCTTCATCATCTTCGGGTGTTTGCATCTTGTCAGCGAAATAACCCTCAATACTAAAGCCTTTTACTTTACCCGTTTTAACATATCCGTTCCAAACCTCATCGTTATCAACCTTTATAGCGCCAACCCAACTTCCTAATGGAAGATCCATTCCAAATGAATTGGATTTATCGTTTGCTTTATCATCTATTATCCAACTTTCAACAAGCGTTAAGCCGGTTAAAGCCATTTGGTGTTCTAAAGTTGAATTATGTTGCATATTTTGTTTTAAATACAATTGCGAGGCCTTACGCACGGTTTCTCTACTAAAGTATATATAATACTCACGATCACCCGTTCGTCTGTAAATCGGCTTGTTAGGTATCAAAATTGGGCCTATAAGGATCTTCTTTTCTTCGTCTTGCTTTTCAAACTTAAATGTTTGAGATTTAAGCGCCACAAAATCTTCCTCTATGGCCGGATTTTCAACAACACTAATTGCTTCTACAAAATTATCTTGATCTTCGTCTAATATTAATTCTATTATATCCATATTCTTATAACGATTTTTTTTTAAATACTTGCATTTTCGACTATATTTCGATCCATTGATTGGGCGCTTGTAACATCATTAGATACCACATAAGCTTGAACGGGCGCTTGTGTTTGCCCTCCGATCGCTTCCGCTAATTGATCGGTGCCACTTGCACCAACGATATTGAATGACGGTGGCGCTTCTGCCGGGGCTGATCCTCCGCCACCACCGGCCCCTCTTGGCGCTGATCCACTACTTGGGGATTTCTTTTTACTTTTAAGATCTCCGATTGCCTTGACGGCACCGGCCACGGATCCGGCTATTGATAAACCGGCCGTTATATTGTTGATCGCAACAAATGGCATACCACCCGTTAACGGCGTCGCGGCGACCGATTTTGCATTAGCTACTGCGGTGTTAGATATGATCTTAGAGATCGCACTAACTTGTTCTGTAACGATCCCGGCTATTGCTAAAGCTTTATTTTCTTCTCCAAATGCACTAAATATACTTTGTAAGCTATTTATAGCCCCACCAACTTGTTGTATTTGCGCTTGTCGGTTGCTTTCTTCCGCTTGTATTGTAGCGATTTGATCGTCAAGTTTTTTCTTGTCTAACTTGGCTTGTGCTTCTACTGATTTTGCCTTAATTGCATCGTCTTGATCTGCAAAACCTTGTCGCAATTCTGCTAACCTTTCGTTTCTTGATAATTCAAGTTCATCGGTGTTTAGGTTGTTGGCTTCTGCTTGTTCAATTAAAGCATCGTATTTTTCTTGCTCCTTTTGTAATTCTAACTCCCTTTTTTCATCAAGCGTGTTTGCCTCGGCTTCAATTATTTGTTTTTGTAGGTTTATTTTCTCTTGCGCTATTCTATTTTCTTCGGCTTGGGCCTCACGTACTAAAGCTTGTGTTCTTGCCGTCAACGCCCTCTTTTTTGAAAATCTTTGCGTTTCTAAAGCGATCAATTCAGCCTCTAATTGGGCTTGTTCCATTTTATCCTCTTTGGTAGATAAACCAAGAGCATTTTCTTCTTTCTTCGCGTTTACTCTTAAACGTACTTTTGCAATTTCTTTGGCCGTGATTTCATCATCGATCTTAGAAGCTTCTTGTATAAATTTTATACGTTCTTCGGCGCTAAATTTTTCACGATCCTCGGCTTGTTCTCTTAGCTTGGCAATATCTCTATTGGCCTTAGCCCTATCGACAAGTAATTGCCTTTCTAATTTGTCCGCTTTTGCGCGTCTATCGGCTATGTCACCGGCTTGATTTGCCTCCTTTAAAGTTTCTTTGGCAAATTCTTTTACGGCTTCGGTTGTTTTACCGATCGTATCTTTAACCCCGGTCATTGTATCTATGTAAGAAGATCCGGCGCTTTTTGCATCATCTAAGGCCCCGGTAAAATCTCCGCTAAATACTTTTTTAATTGCGCTTCCTAAAAATCCAAACGTATCAATTAACGAGGTTATTCTGTTTGTAATATTTTCAACAATAAGATCTTTCAAATCAATTATCGCTTGTTTAGGATCTGAAAATACGCTAATTATTTTATCCCCAACATTTGCCAATACATCTAAAAATTGATCCGTAACGGCCCCTATAACGGCCATTATTTTAGCAAACTTATTTTGCCCCTCCTCCGATCTTTTGAAAGCTTGAACAACTGATAATATACCGATAGCTAAAGCACCAATACCCGATCCAATTATTGCGATCTTTAAGAAATTAAATCCTTTGGTTGCCGAGGTTAGTGAAGTGGTTAGGTTTTTAACACTCCCAAATAAACCGCCGGTTGCCCTATCCGCAAGGCCCGTTGCCCCGGTATAGTCAGCTTGATTTTTAGTAGCACTTTTAACAACCTCATTAGCTTTACCCCTTGCTTTTGTTAGATCTTTTACCGCAAACTTTTGTTCTTTTATAAGATCCTTTTGTTTGGTAATTTCATCACGCAATTTCTTTTGTTGCGCAAGGTTATTTTTTGGAACGGCTTTTAATTGTTTTTCTAAATCAAATAATTCTTTCTCCCAATCGGCCGTAAGATCTTTGGCATCTTCAAGTTCTTTATTTAAAAATTCAAGTTGCTTAGTAGCATCACCTAAATTTACATTAACGTCTATTGTTTTTTCGATTGCCATAATTCTCTTAATTCGTTATAACCCTCTTTTATCGTGGTTGGTAGTTTGTTCTTTCCTTTTGCCATAGCAACATATTCGCTATCGCTTTTAAAATCGTATCTTAGTGCTTCAATAATATCTCCAATCATTTTAAACAAGTTTTTTTACCTAAGGTTTTTACTAAATCATAATATTTAGAATTGGCCTTTGTTCGATCTATATTTATATTAACGAAATAAGGTAGTTTATTTGTAAAATTTTGTTTCATAAATAAATTCTTGTTTTGTGGCGTTACCCCGGCGTTATGATATATTAAATTTTTGTGCCATTTAGAAACGTTACAAGTTGCCCAAGTAAAATCTAATGTTTTATCGATCTTAGTTTCGTGGCCTAATTTCCAAGCCGTAAATAAAAGCGCCCACATATCAGCGCACCAAATTTGTAATGCGTGGTGTGTTGGATCTTCTTTTACCTTTTGTCGGTTTAATTCTGTTAATTCAGTAAATAATTTTTCACTTAAAATATAAACCTTTTGCCAAAAAACCCAATCAACATTTTTCATTATTGTTTGAGCACCACCCGAGCTAAACATATTTTTTTTAAATAGATCTTCTTCAACCTCCGCAATATTTAACATTTTCTGCAAGACATCGTCGCCTTTTGATTTAACGTATTTGTGATTTAAATAATCGTTTGTATTTGATTGATACCAAACCTCATCTTTTTTAAAAATATTCAATTCCGGTTTCCTTGTAAATAAAATATCGCAATCGTGATAAAAAATAGTTTTGTATTTCAACTGCCAATTCTTCTGAAAATATTTCATTAATATAAACGGCCTTACGGAAGAAATATAATTTTTTAAAGGCCTAATATCTTTTATAAACCCGAAATTAACTTCCTTATGTTTAGCTTTTAATTTAACAAATTCTCTACTTACGTTATTACCCTTATATCCAACCACAACGTGAACGTTGCTCGGATCAATCCCTTTGTCAATAAAATTCGTTAGCATAACTTCTACTTGCCAAGCAAAATATAAACTATCGGGTTGTGCGCTTAAATATATCATATTAATTTAAAGTTGGTGCCGGGGTAAATAGTTCAAAACTTGCCGTTGCGTAAGGTGGTGGGTTTTGTGGGTGTGTCGTCATTTCTAATTCTATTGTGATTTCATAAATACCGTCTTCGCCTTGATCCCCATTTAAGATTATATCTAATTCTTTTTGATCAACAGATCCAAAACCGCCATAAGGCCCATCTACTTCAAAAACACCTTGTTGATAAATAACCCCGTCTTTACGCAAAACATAAGTTAATTGAGCCCAACTAAATCCGGTTGCCCCTACTATAACCCCGGTGCTAACTAATCTTAGTTTACAAAATTGTGTTCCCGATACAAGTTCAAAAGATCTTGTTTGCGTTTCTAATTGCAAGGCTACTTGGAAGAAATCAGCGTTTGAATTTACCACAACCGGGTAATCATAACATTGAACACTCATTGAAGCGTTTCCGTTATATTCATCGCAACCCGTAGGATTTTGATTTAAGTTTAAATTCCATTGATAAGTTTTGATAGGATCTCCTAAAGGATTTCCGGCTAAATAATAAACATATTCTTTAAAGCCATTGTTAGAATTATTTGGGCCCCAACTCGCCGCGAAACCACTCGTAGCCATTGGTACCGGATAACTTGTGGATCATCGTGATTTAAAATTAATGAATTACCACCGCCATTAAGCGATAAAAGAAAGTTACCAAAAGCCGTGTTACAATTTGGACTTTCATCGCCAACACCAATAGAAATTGTCATAACCGCAAATTTGTTCGGGTATAAATCAAAACTTCCATTATCAAAACGTTCAAATTCGTTCCAAAAAACAAACCCGTCTACTGATCCGCTTATACATACCGTGGTTGTGGGTGGTATTGTCGTTGTCGTGATCCCTAAACAATCATTACAGTCTGCAAAGCCCGTTGTATCAAAATAATAATT